AACTCGGTACTAAGGGCTAGAAAGGGGGTGACATGGCAACTCTTGTTTGGGACGAGGTCAGTGAGAAGATTTATCAGACCGGTATCGAGCATGGAGTTCTCTATCTTCATGACGGTACAGTGGCCCCTTGGAACGGTCTCATCGACATCGAGGAATCCACCAACTCAGAACTGAAATCATTCTACCTCGAAGGCGTAAAATTCTTGGAGAATCTTTCTCCGGGAGATTTCCAGGGAAAGCTCAAGGCATACACCTATCCAGACGAGTTCGATTCTGTCAATGGGCTTGCTGTCGTTGCTCCAGGACTTACGTATTACGAGCAACCTCCGAAGAGTTTCAACCTGTCGTACAAGACTCGAGTCGGTAACGATGTGGATGGGACGGATCACGGCTACAAGATTCACATTCTCTACAACGTTCTTGCCAATCCGGACACTCATTCCTTCCAATCGATCTCCGATTCAGGTGCTGCAGTCGAATTCAGTTGGTCTTTGACAGGAACTCCTCCAAAGATCGACAGAGTGCGGCCGACGGTTCACATTTCGATCGATTCGAGAACAACGTCTCCCGACATCTTGGCTTTGTTGGAAAAGACCTTGTACGGAACCGCTACGACAAGTCCTAGTCTCCCTCCAATCACTGAAATCGGCGAATACTTCGGATTTCGTGGTGGCTTGCTCATCATCGATCATGGAGATGGCACTTGGACGGCCGTCGATGAGTCGGATACGTATATCAATATGCTCGATGCTACCACATTCCAAATCGATGGTGCAGACGCCACATATTTGGATGCAGATACATACACCGTCTCGTCTACGAATGTCTAAGGAGGTGAAATGGCTACAATTACGGGTCTTACAGCGGATCGGATGTTGGAAATCGAAGGCGCATCTGTTGTCGACGGTGAAGTTGTCAGTGGAAACCTCATTCTCACTAAGCACGACGGTACAACGATCGACGCCGGTCCTGTGCTCGGTCCGCAGGGTCCTCAAGGTCCGGTAGGCCCCGCCAGCATCTCCGCAATTCCAGGCGAGATCAAGCTTTGGCCGGGTGGAGTATTGCCCGAATCAAGTTATGGACATTGGGTGTGGGCGGATGGAGCGGTTTATGTGGTTGCAACATATCCGATCGCAGCTGGGCATATTGCGTCGCAATGGCGTACGTTCGGCGGTGCAAGCGATCCTGGTGCAAGTAATTTTCGTGTTCCTGATCTTCGTGGTGTTACTCCCGTGGGTATGGACGCTATGCCTGGTGGTGCGCGCGCTAATCGCATGACACGTGCTGTCGCGATCACGATCGCCGGTAGAACTGGTGAAGAAACGCATATCGTCGCGGTTTCCGAGATGCCTGCTCATGGACATGTAGTTAATGCACATAACCATGGCGGCGGAGATCATAGGCACAACGTTCGCTATTCTCGCGGCTCAGGCCCATATGGCGCAGTTCAAGCCGATGTCAACTATAACTTCGGTGACTATTTGACGGATGCTTTCCAGAACAGTGGCGTGATTCTTACATCGGAGGCACCGGGTACGAACAATATCGGTGGCGGTGGAGCACACGAGAACGTACAGCCGACAGTCTTCGTTCCGTATATCGTGAAGTTGGACGATTAAGATGAGACTTTCGCTCGCCGGAAGCTTGGTTCATCCGGATCCTCTTGTCGTGAGATTCGATGTCAATCAAAATTTCGACACGCTACATTATACCGATCTAGGGTACACCCATTTCGAAGTGATTTGTATTGGTGCCGGTGGCGGAATGGGCGGTGGAATCGATACTGCAAACACAGGTACTCTAATTAGGAGCTATGGAGGGGCTGGTGGTGGTGGGGGTTTTCATAGAGTTCGTGGTCTTTTGTCTGCTCTTCCCAATAGCTGTCCTGTTGTTGTTGGTGCTGGTGGCGCACTTGGAACTGAACATGCCAGCAATCCCGCTTCTACCACAGACGGTGGTGATGGCGGGGCTTCGACGTTCAATGGCACCACATGTCGAGCGTCCGGAGGTAAAGGTGGCAAGCGTGTTCAGTCAAATTCTCTGACTGTTACCACACAAGCACATGGCGGAGATGGTGGCATAGGCAATCGTACTAACGCTGGTGGTGGAGGTGCGGGTGGTCTAGCAGGTACCCCGTCAGCAACCGGCCCCGGAATTCTGGGATCGGGAGGCTCTGATGGAACTTTATTCTCCGACATCGGAAAAGGTGGTGGGGGAGGAGCAGGCGGAGTTGGTAAGTATGGCGGAGTTACTTGTAATGCTGCTACAAATGGAGGCCGGGGCGCATATAATCCTGGAGATACATCGGTTTATGGTCCTGGAGGCAATGCTAGTAACGATCCAAGTAGTGGAGCCGCGAATGTCCGTCCGGGTGGAGCTAGTGGAGCAAAGGCCTCTCCATTGAATGGACTACCAACCGTCTATGGTCAATCCAAGGGAACTCGAGTTATTGGTGACCCTGGAGTCGTAGTTCTTCGTCTCACTGCAGAATAGAGACCGTATGATTACCATTACGCAGAAAGGATCCTTCAAGAACACAGAACGATATTTGTCTCGATTGAAGACCGCACAGCTCTTTGCGGTACTGAACAAGTACGGATCATTGGGCCAGAACGCTCTCTCGAACGCCACCCCCGTTGAATCTGGCTTGACGGCGGCCTCATGGTCTTACACGATCGAGCAACGGCCGGGATATTACTCGATTCGTTGGCACAACAGCCATATCGAGAGTGGTGTCCCGATCGCAGTAATCCTTCAATACGGACATGGTACGGGAACCGGCGGCTATGTACAGGGTCGGAACTATATTATGCCTGCAATTCGACCTATATTTGACCAAATGGCAGATGAGGCATGGAAGGAGGTGACTAAGATCTAGTGGCTACTATCGATGACAAAGTCGTAGCAATGAGTTTTGAGTCGAGTAAGTTCGAATCAGGTGTGAACAACACTATCAGCGCGCTCGACAAGCTGAAGGCTGCTCTTCATTTTCCTTCCGCAGGAAAAGGTCTGGACGAAATCAATGACGCAGCCAAGAGAGTAGATCTTGGTCACATCGCCAAAGGTGTCGAGGGCATCAAGTCCGCTCTCGAGACACTTCGACTCGTTGCTATTGGCGTCCTGACGCATATCGCGAACATGGCGGTCGACGCCGGGGCGAAGTTCATCAAGTCATTCACTCTGGATCCGCTTATTCAGGGATTCCATGAGTATGCGACTAACCTGAATGCCATCCAGACAATTCTGGCCAACACTCAGGCCGCCGGGAGCAATCTTCAAGACGTCAACAAGGCTCTCAATGAGCTGAATAGGTATTCGGACAAGACCATCTACAACTTCAGCCAGATGGCCAAGAACATCGGTACCTTCACGGCTGCCGGTGTTGATCTGGATACCTCAGTTGCATCAATCAAGGGTATTGCCAACCTGGCGGCATTGTCGGGATCGAACGCTGATCAGGCCTCAACGGCGATGTATCAGCTTTCACAGGCAATCGCCGCCGGTTCAGTGAAGCTGCAGGACTGGAACTCGGTTGTCAATGCCGGTATGGGTGGTACGGTCTTCCAGCGGGCCCTGGCTGTCAACGCCGAAAACATGGGCAAGCTGAAGGATGGAGCGGTCAAGCTAGTTGGACCGATGAAGAATGTCACGATCAACGGAGAAGCTTTCCGTCAGTCGTTGTCGACCCCGGGAAAGGCATCGTGGTTGACCTCAGACGTTCTGACCAAGACTCTCGAGCAGTTCACGGGAGATCTTACTGACGCTCAACTGAAAGCTCAGGGCTTTAACGATGCGCAGATTAAAGCCATTCAGCAGACCGCCAAGACGGCAATGCACGCAGCAACCGAGGTCAAGACGCTTTCCCAGGTCTTCGACGTTGCCAAGGAAACGATGGGCTCGGGATGGGCACAGACTTTCCAGATCATATTTGGTAACTTCACCGAAGCCAAGTCGACATTCACTGCTCTCTCCAATACCATCAACGGCTTTATCAACACTAACTCCAATGCCCGCAACAAGGTACTGGCTGATTGGAAAGCTCTTGGTGGTAGAACGGTTCTGATCGACGCAATCAAGACGGCGTTCCAGAATCTCGGAGAGGTGCTCAAGCCGATCAAGGATGCGTTCAGGGATATTTTCCCAGCAACCACAGGGAAGAATCTCTACGACCTGACAGTTCGCTTCAAGGAGTTCGCGCAGGCGCTCAAGCCTAGTCAGGACACGATCAACAATCTCAGGCGTACCTTCCGTGGGCTCTTTGCGATTCTGGACATCGGTAAGCAGATCATCGGTGGTATATTTACCGTCTTTGGTGAGCTTTTCGGTGCGGTAACCAAGGGCAGTGGCAGTTTCCTGAATTTCACCGGCAATATCGGTGATTTCCTGGTCTCAGTCGACCAAGCTTTGAAGAAGGGCGATCGGCTTCACAACTTCTTCGTAGGGCTCGGTCATATTCTCGCTGCTCCTCTTCAACTCCTACAGGCATTGGCTCATGCGTTGTCTGATTTGTTCAGCGGATTTTCCCCCGGGGGATTTTCTGACCAAATGAGTCGCATGACCGGCGCCATGACACCCTTCCAGAAGATCATGGAGGTTGTCAGTGCTGGTTGGCAGAAGTTCCTAAGTGCTATCAGCAATTCCGGACAGGTTCTGCAACCTGCGATTCAGGCTATCGTTCAACTGATCACAGGTTTCGGTACCGCTCTCGGAAACGCCGCGTCGAACATGAACTTCGATGCAATTCTGCAGGTTATCCGGACGGGCCTCTTCGCTGGACTGGTCTTGATGTTCAAGCAGTTCCTCGGCAAGGGCTCGTTCATGGATCAGATCGGTAAGGGCTTCGGCAAGGGAATTCTAGCGAATATCTCGGGCTCTTTCAAGGCCCTTCAGGGATCGATGGTAGGTCTACAGCAGAACATCAAGGCAGACACCCTAAAGAAGATCGCTATCTCAATAGCGCTGTTGACGGCTTCGGTGGTTGCTTTGTCGTTCGTAGATCCAGATCGTCTCAAGTCGGCTTTGACCGGAATGACTGTCGCATTCGGACAGCTTCTCGGAGCCATGGCCATCTTGGGGAACATCACCAAGACGATCGGTTTCATCAAAATGCCGGTCATTG